GTGTCGAACCATAAAGTTCCTTCTACAATACCAGTCGGTGCGGTTGCTGAAATTTTGTATGTATTACCGAAAGCGTTTACTGAAGTTAGGTTTGAAGCTACAGTATTTACGTTAGCAATTGAACCCCCAACTAAATCAACATTTGTTATTGAATTAGCTACGGTATCAATTTCTGCCGTTGCTTCTTGTAAATCATTAGCAACAGTAATTACTTTATTTATGTCGTTAGCTACTGCATTAACCGAAGCGATATTTGTTGCAACGGTCGTCACATTGGCACTATTTGAAGCTAAAGTTCCTAAATTTGAGATTGCTCCAAGTGTATTGATATTTGCTTTTGTAGAAGTATCTAACCAAGTATTTTCTAGATAAAACTTTGTGACTGCGTCTTGATTATCTACTGGGTTAGCTACATTAATAATTCTTTTATTTAAACCGTCAAATCTATCAAGGTTATTTAATTTTAATGTACTTGCACTATCGTCAGTAATTTCTTGTGCAATAAAGAAGTTTTGGTCTGCTGATTTATCAAGGTCACTTTCCGTTAGAACTGAACCGTCAGTAAAATCGACTAGTCTTGAACTAGTAGGTGTTTGTCTTTCAATCTTAATAATTGCACTATTCGCAGGTGCGGAAGTGAATGTTAAAGTTGAAGAAGATATTGTAAACGCAGTTGTTTCAACTCCGTCTATAAATGCTTTTACGTGTGTACTGTCAATAAAATTGAAAGTAATTGCGTAAGACGTAGTAGTACCGTCTCCTGTGTAGGAGACCTGAGCTAAAAATGACATATTATTTATTTATTCCCGAAGTTGTATAAAGGTACTATGTTAATTTTAGAGTTAGGTGTTCTATCTCTATCTATTTCGTACCTGTTGTTCTTTTGTGTTTTCTCTGCTGATTTTAAATTTAATTTTTCATTATCTACATTAATGAACTCTTTCTTTTCACCTTCAAACTGAAGCAATGCTTCTGTTTTATATTTTTCAATAATGTATTTAATTCTTTTAACTTTCCCACCTTCATCAAGCATACCTTTACCTAAATTAAGTGGTTCACCTAAATTTTTATAACTTTCCAATTGAAACTCTGCTTCTAATGCTTGTCTCAATGTTTTACCGTCTAGTGATACAGTTGAAAGTAATTGATTAACTCTATCAAAAGCTGAAACCTTTCCTTTTTTATATTTAGGATATTCAACAAGGTTCATAAATTTATTAAAACCTTTTACTCCAACGCCTAGTCTTACAATTTCTTTTGCTACTGCGTCTTCTCTTTCTTTTGTTGTTCCTAAAGGATTTAATTGGTTTCTAACAAATCTTGTAAAGAAACTATCTTTATCTTTATAAGGTTCACCTATAGCATTGTATCTTGGTGAAGCGGGTGTTCCAAAACCTGTTCTTGTTTTAATAGTTTCCATTAAACCAACTGCGTCTCTATAAAATGGGTCGTTAGTTAGTTTGTAGAAGATGTTTGGATAGAAACTACCTACTTTTTGAGAAAACTACCTTTCTAGTTTTCTTTCATCTTCAGTATTAAATGCTTCAACAATATCTGCTAACGCTCTTAAATAAGTTTTACTAAAAATATTTCTTTTAACTGCTTCAAAACCTGAAGCACTAAATATTTGTGCTTTTTGACCTAAATCTAAAGGATTGTCTTGACCCATATTCATCATAGACATTTGTAGTAAAGCACCCATTCTTGAAATTTCGTCTTCACTCATTTTGTCGTATAACTGTGTCCAGTCTGCCATTATTCCAAATAATGCACCGAACGGGTCTAATTGATTAAATGGTAATTGTCTTCCGTCTTCAAATTTATAAGCATAAGGTTTGAAGTTTAAGTCTGTCTTCTTCATTCTAAGAAGGTCAGCGTCTTTATATACGTCTATAGGTTTATCACCTTCATATCCTGTTCTGCCTGATATTTTACCTTGTTTAGCTAATAACCAAGCTACACCTAACATTATACTACCGACTGCTAATTGACCTCTAGCTTTTGCAATAGCTACTGGGTCTCCTGAACGACCAAATAAATCATTATGTCTATATAATAAAGCTAATGGTGTTCTATCTGATATAGCTTTAGCAATATTTGTTGGTGTTTTAACGAATGGAAAGAATTGTTTTAGGAATGGATAAGTATTAACTAAATCAGCAAACTTATCAGTAAAACCAACTAGTTCATTAGTAAATGTATTTTCTTCAGCATATCTTAATGCTTCTTCATTTATTCCTCTTAGACCACTTTCGTCATAACCTTGTCTAATATATTCGTCTACAAACTCTTTAGTGTTTCTTACACCTTTAATATTTAATTTTCTTGCTTCTCTTATTGCTTGTGATTTTAATTTTGCTCTATAATTAATTTGTTTAAAGAACTCATCACCTGCATTTAGAAATCTAGAAGGTAGTCTAACTGTACCACCTACTAATTTATTTTTAATAGCTTTTTCTGAAGCAGTATCTAATTTTGACGCTCCTGCGTCTTTTGCTTGTAATACAAGTTCACCATTTTTAAATGCTACACCTGCATACTTTACTGCGTCACTCAGATATTGAACCATACCTGCGTATCGGTCTATACTTTCGTCAAAGTTTCTTTGATAAACTTTTTTCTGTTCTAAATCTTTAAATGAAATTAATTCTGATATTTTATTTCCAATACCGTCTTCTAATGGTCTCATCAAACCCATAACACCATTTGAAATCATATTGACTGCTTGTGTTTTAGGTGAAGATAAGAGAGCGTTAATCCATACTTCGTTAGCTACATTCCATAGTCTATTTCTTAATGCAAAGTCTACAACTTTTCTTGAAACTGTTGGATTGTCAGCTTTTGATAATCTTTCTAAGAAATCATTAAATGCTTTTTCACCACCACCAAAATTAAGATAAGCATTTCTTGAATTAACAAATTCTTGTTCAATAAATTTACTTTGAAAGAACTCATCTTTACTTAATTGGTAAATTCTTAAATTTCTACCTGAAGCACTTCTTACTCTTTTTGCATTGGTAGTCATATTCTCCAACATAAAGAACATCATTTCCATATCCTTCTTAGTTCTTTGACCCATTTTAAATTGTCTAATAAATCTAGGAAATGCGTTCAGTAATGAAGTGTAAGCTACTTCGTGTGCAAATATTAAAGAAGATGTATCTTCTACATTATCTGCAAATTTAGAAAAATCTTGGAATACTTTATTTACGTCACCACCATAATCATTAATTGCTTTTCTTCTTACGGCTTCGTCTGTGACTTTCTTACTTAATTTTTTATTGACTTTAGAGATAGCGTCATAAAACAATTTAAAAGTACGTAATCCTTGTACTGATAAACCGTCTTCAAACTTTCCTGTCTTCTTATTTAATGTACCTTTAAAAGTATCTAAATTAATAAATCCGTCAGGTATGTTAAATGCTTCTTCAGAAGTTAATTCACCTCTTTGCCATTTATTAAAATTATCATCTAGACCTCTTTTAACTGCGTCATTGATAATTTTTATTCTTTGTGTTTCTGTTATTTTTTTCTTAACACTAAATTTTATTGGGTCACCTGCGTCTAGAGCGTCATTAATAATCTTCATTCTTTCAGAAGTATTAGTAGTTTCGTCTAGTCTTGTTCTTACTTCTTCAAATATATTATTTGTTTTCTCTAAATATTCTGCGTCTTCTTTAGCTTGTTTAGTATTAACTTTTTTAGTTCTTACTGCTTTTGCAAACCTAGCACCTCTAAAAACTACCTCTGCTAAAGAACCAATACCAAAACCTTCTAAGGCATTTTTAAATCTACCTTCCCACCAAGTATCAGTAGGGTCTGACTTTAAATAACCTAAATAAGTATCTACAGTTTCAGGTGCATATTCACCTAATAAGTCAGTTAATCTTCCTGAGTTTTCATCAAAAGCCACAAAGTCTGCCATTGCACCTTTTGTTGAAATCTGAGCGAATGAACCAAGAGTAGTTTTAGCTTTTCCAATATTTCCTATTTTGAAAAGTTTATCTGCACCTTTAAATCCAATTACAAATTGACCAATACCTTCTACAAAGTTTCCTGCAATTGTAGTGGTGTGGTCATTGTTGTCAGGATTAGTTGGGTCATAAAAGAAACCTTTAATGTTATAAGCGTCTTTCACACCTATAGCACCTGTTATTGGTGATAATACACCATAGGTTTTCTTTCCCTCGTCTAATTCTTTTACTGCACGGTTATATGAAACATATTCAATTATTCCATTGTTTGCGTCTTTACCGTATCTGAACCCACCAACATTGGAGAGTTCTCCTAAAGTGTCACCTAAATCCTCTGTTAGTGATGTAGCACTATTAATTGTCTTTCTACTAGCTTCATAAGGAGCAACGGCAAAAGTGTCATACACCCAATTATTCTTTAATGCTTCAGGTGTATCAGCTAACATTCCTTTGTTTTGGTCTTTGTACTGGTCAGAGTAAAGAATTTTTAAAATTTCTTCTTCACTAGTTCCGTCAGGGAATGTCACTAGTTCACCGTTAGGTGCTTTTCTAATTATTGCCACTCATTTACTCCTATTTGTTTAATATTCCGTCTAAAGTAGTTTCTACTTGACTGTAAGATTTTGTATTACTGAACTCTAATGCAGGGAATACTTTCGCTCCGTCAGGGTAAGTTGCAGTCTTCATAACTTCAATTATGTTGCTGAACTCTTGTAAGAAACCTTTTTCAAATTTGTTTTCGTCAAGTTTACCATTAGTAAAGTATTGCTCGTTAGCTACATTTGATTTGTACCAACGCAACATTCTTTTATTAATGTATGACTTTGCTTGACCTGCGTTTATCTTATCTCCGTATTTAGTTGCACTAGCTAATACTTGATTAAGACCTGTAATTGTAGATTGATAAATCTCATTACTAAATATTGGTTTATCTTTAAAATTTCTATAGTTAGGTATGTCAGCAGTAATCAATGTTGTGTATGTACTCTTTCTTATTTGACCACTTGCTAAAGCATTTTGTGCTAAAGTTTCTGCTTCGTTAAACTTACCTTCGTCTAATAAAGTGGCTATATCATTCATAACAATAGTATTGTCACTATTACCACCGTCAAACTGTTGGTTTTTAATAAATGTATCTATTGCTTGAACTTCTGCTATCGTTCTAGAACTATCATTTCTGTATTCTAAAATATTAAAGTTTTCATTATCTATATTTTCTTCTAAGAAAGTATAAGTCTCTACGAATTGTTTTTTATCTTGTGTTTCTTTTAATTTAACATCAAGACCTTCTTTAATTTCTTGGTTCTGAATAAGTAAAGTCATAAGTTCTTCTTGTTTCATCTTAACTTTACCAATGTCACCAAAAGAACCTGTACCACCTTCTAAGAACTGTGGAAGGTTAGAGATTATTTCTTTAGCATATTCATAATCTCTTGTAGTAGTAATGTACTTTTCTAGACCTTGTAAAACTCTATCTGTAATATCAGCATTAGGATTAACGTCTAATATTGCACTTATTTCATTTTGTATTTTGTCAGCTAAAAACTTAAATTTAGAAATACCGTCATCAAAATCACCTACTGGTGAGTTTTCAAAATCTTTAAATTTTTCTAAAATACCATAAATCTTTGTATCTACTTTTTCATTAAATCTTTCATCAAACAATTTTAATTGAGATTGTCTGTGATTGTTTTCTAATATTGCTCTATAAGAAGATGTTTCTTTAAAAAATCCTTTTTCTAATTCAGTAGCTTCAAACTGACCTAATTGATTTTCTTTTATAAAACTCTCTAATTCT